CTGTAGGTCGTATTGTTATCTGCACCCCATACAGCCGTACCGTCTGCCGACCACCTCAAAATCTGACCTGACGATCCTCCAGATGGTATGTGTTTGTTTCCGGATGTTGTCGGGTGCACGTAGTTGTTGGCATTGTCGGATATGCCATCCAATTTTTTCTTATCTGACGCGGACATAAGTCCATAATCAGCATTTTCATTCTCGCCTATTATTGGCACTCCTATAGGATGAGCGGTTTGATTTACTACAATAGTAGCAATAATCATGCCTTCACTGTGTCCATATTCTTCATCAACATCAACATTATATATAGGTATACTGCCAGGAATCCCAAGATCAACAATATCATCTTTTGTCACTTTCTCAGCATCTGACACATGCCCAAGCCCGTCATTTGCAAACTTGTAAAATCCTTTCGTGTGGGCGGTGTGGGTTGGGTGTGTGTAGTTCTCCAGCCCTGCCAGCTTGTCCCGCTCTGCCGTGGTGTACGGCTGCTCTGTCTTGTCCAGTATACTTTTGTTGCTGTGTGTATGTGCTGACTTCTGCAAGGCGGCGATTTGCGTGTTCTGCGTGTTGTTCACAGACACAGCACCGTCTGCGGTTCCTTGTGCCTTGTCTGCCGCCGATTTGACAGCCGCGTCCTTTGCATCTATCTCCGCTTTGGTGTACGTGTTTGCTTCCACGCTGCCGGTGTTAGACTTGCTTTTCCGGTACAGATAGCGGCTGTAGTCTGACATTTTTTTGGCACCATTCCGCGATGTGCTCACAGACAGCGTTCTGGTATCCTCACCAGCACAAGAAATCTGCTGCCCGCCTCGGAACGTCCACGTCACATCTGTCACATAAGAGTGATACACATATGATGTGATTGGGTCGATGATTTTCACACGGTCGCCGGCTCTGAAGTAGTACGGCACGTGTACTGTACACCTAAACGGATTGATTTGCGGCACGTTGTCTATATATGCCACTTTTCCCTGTGCTACCCACATATATCGAAGCATATTTTCTGTGCGTTTACACACCATACTTTCCGGTGTTTCGTCCTCGACAGACTGCCAAAAAGGGTTGTTGTTGACGACTATAGACAGCGGTGCTGCGTTGTCAGGTAAGTCACCCACTACCCTCCACGCGGACCATATGCCGCTGTCGTGGTTTACACGCCAGCTTGACGTGCTTACATGAAACGGAGCTTTTTGGTAAGTGCCACGCTCAATATTTGATGCATCGATTGTTATCGGGCAAGTCCGGCTTCCCATGTATGCGAAATGTAGATACCCGTTTTCGTCCGGCATGATGATTGCACCAAGATACTCCGCCAAGTAGTTTGCAAAGTCCTTGACGGATTCCGTGCAGCAGTCGTTTGGTACTTTTACAGATAGAGTATAGTTTCCGGATTCTGGCACTGCTTCTTCGTTTTTCGCAGCGTTCCAGTGCGGCACGTTGTAAGCGTTGCAGATCATGTTGAAAATCACGCTCGGAACTCTTTTTTTTCCAAGTTGCATTGCAAGCCAGTTCTGAGCGGATGTCGTCGTGTCGTTAGAGTAGCACGCTTCATCAAGAAGATACACGTTATCAGACAAGCTAAGCGTGTACACGCCATAGCTACGCTCTGTCGATGTGACGTTGTACACACCGACTTGCTTTTTCGATGCATCTCCATACCAGACGTACAGCTTGACTTTTGCTCCAAAAAGCTTTTTATATGACAGTGCACTTGGAGCGTGAAAAGCCACCGATGCGGTGCCAGTGTTGCAGCTTCCCGCAGGGATACCGCCGCCGCTGGAGCAGGATTGTGATGTGGTCAAGCTGCCACGTATGATCTGCGATTCGTCGATTGCATACGTGCTGCCGTCTTTTGTAATGACATCAAGTGCTGCATGTTCTTCGATCACCATTTACGCTTTCCTCCCGTGTAGTCGCAGTTCAAAAGGTGTCCCATAGTCTGCATTTTGGCCTGCCGCCGTGTTCCCTGACAGCCGTATCATGCACTCAAAGTCGCCAAAAGGCAGCTCGATCAAACCGGTGGCACTGGAATCGATTTCGCTTACCAGTGGAAACGGCTTGACTTCGTTCCACACGGTATCTCCGGTTTTTCGAACCACGAACAGTCGCGTTGTCAAAGTCGCCGGCGAAGCGTATTCGCCAACCAAAAACGCATTGCCGCCGCAGATCAAATGATTAAATTCAAGCACTTTGTCGTACTCGTATACGCCACCGCCAAGATACCGGCAGTCTTCCAGCTTTACCATGTGATCTGTGTCTTTTGTCCTGTCCGCGACGTTGCCAAAGTACACACCAGCAACGCCGTCACAAGTCAGGTGAAATGCCGGTATCGCACAGTGGCTGTCTTTGATGATTACAGGAAGGCTTAGGGTGGCGATGTCCGCAATGCTTTTGGGAGATACTACAGTCACCGTTGGCGTTCCGTCCACATAGCAGTGCATACCGTATAAAGAGTTTCCGGCTATGCCGCTGACTGTCACACCACCAAGCAAAATTTCTCCGCTTTTCATCGCGTCCACCACACGCCGTATATCGCTACATGTGCCCTCGAACTGCAGAGTAGCTTTTTCTTCGAGTTTACCGCGTGAGTATGTCGCATAGGACCCGTCCTCGCACTGCTCCCTCTCAACGTCTGGTGTGCACTCTGATGCAACATCGCCGATTTGATATACAGTCGCCCGCAGCCTCAGACGGACATAATGATCGTCATAGAAAAAATCACACGCCTGCATATGCTTCTCTCCCCCCTCGCTAAAATTCCATTCCGCCGCTGATCGCATTTGCACGGTCCTTTGCACTCAACACGATTGTGTCCAGCACATGCGTGTTTGGTGCCATGTAGATCGGGAACACCCAATCCCCGCCGGCTTGTGCTTGCTGCGTTCCATGCGTCTGTGTCTGCTCTGCCGCACGCGGCTGCTGCACCGGATAAACGATTTCGTTGTATGGACTGACAGGCAGCTGTGATGCGTTGATGACATCTTGTGCCATTTGCTCTGCTGTAACAGAAGTTTCTCCAGAGCCGTCACGGATACCTTCCGCAAATCCTTCGGAATAGTATCCGCCAAGTTTTTTTGCGACTTTAGACGGTGATGCAATGCCGAGTTCTTTTCGAGTAGACGTTTCCGATGCATTTGCCAACGCCTTTGCCGCTTCTTCTGCCGCAAGTGTGTTCCCTGGGTTGTTGATACCAGCAGCAAGCCCCGCGGCGTAGTTGTACCCGTTGTCCATACCCCACTGATACAGTTCGGCAGCTTGTTCGGACAGCATTCTTGAGACGTTTCCGAGAGCGTCTGTGATCTGATACGAGTTGTCCGTTACACCGGCAGAAAAAGAGCTCGTATAATTCGCTGCACCCTCATATCCAGCACTCGAAGCGTTGGCTTTAAAGTCGTTAAACTCTTGGTTTGTGATTACATACGTTTGGTATGCGGCATCAACCATTGACTGCGTGATTCCCGCAACGCCGTCGTCATACTTGCTTTTCAAGTCTTCCCAGTACTGGTGAGCATCGTCCATTTGCTTTTGCAGTGATTCTCGCGTACCGGTTTCTGCTGTCTGCAAGTTGTTAAGCAGCCTTGCATTGCACTCTGCGATTGCGTCCGCGTCACCAGATGCAAGTGCTTCTTGCATATCTTCATAGTTTTTGATTTCCGATTGGTAGTCTATAACGCTGTCCAGGTTGTCTTTGACATCTTTTTTTGCGTCATCAAGCAGTCTTGATGTTTCATCAATTGATTTTCCAATTTTCTGGAAGACTTTGGTGCTGTTGTTGGCGATGTCGGATTGTGTCACACCGAGCATCTCACCATATGAGGACACAAAGCGGTCTACTGCTGCATAGTAAGCGTCCGTACCGCCGCCGTAATTGTTCAAATTTTGGAAGGCACTTTGTGCAGCTTGCATTTTTGTAAGCCGCCGCTCTAAGCTTTTTTGATTGTCCAGATTAGCTGCGTATTCAGATCCTGCTGCAGAGAGCTGCTGCTGTGCGTCTATGTAGCTTTCTTCATTGGCAGAAAGCAGAGCGTTGGCTTTTTTGGTCGCCATGACTTCTTCGATTTTGGATTTCAAATTGTCATACTCTTGTATCTGCCCGTCTACGATGTCGATTTCCACACCAAGTGCTTCTGACAGTTCGCCAGTGATTACTTTTGCCCGATTTTCGTAGCCTTCTTTGATTTTGCCGTTTTTGTCAACGATGTTTTCCAGAGCATCAGACAGATTTTGATAGTATGTGTATTCTCTGTCAACATTATCAGTTGCACTATTTCGTCTGTCTTCCCACTCTGCCCTGATTTGATTTTGCTCTTCTGTTTTTTGGTTCAGTTTATCCTGCTTGTCGATCAGATGTTGCGTGTAGCTGTCTAAGTCCACAGCGTAGTCATTTGCGTACTTGATGTCCCTATATGTGGCATAAGCAATGCCAGCAACCGCAGCGGTTACACCAGTAACCGCCATACCCATAGGTCCCAGCACGCTGGGTATCAGCTTTACAACGCTGCTGACGCCATTTATAGTTTTGATTGCAGTTGTTCCGAAGTCCGTCACTTTTTTGACTGCAAACGCCGTGGCTATAGCTTTTCCGATAGGCACGATGTCGTCAACCAGGTCGTCCATGTTTTTGGAAACCCACTCGATGCCCTCTTTTACTTTCGGCATCAGCTTCTGTGCAAAAGGCTGCAGTACTTCGGTTTCTGCCTGCCGTTTCAAGGCTGTCAGCTGCGACATGACATCATCGTACTTGACATCGTTCAGCTGCCCGATTGCGTCTGTGGTTTTGCTGATCTCCGTCTGAGTGTTCAGCAAGCTGTATACCGCTTCTTCACCCAAGTCCTCCCACATGGTACCGAAAAGGTCAACGCCGATTTGGTTCCGCGTGACATCATCTTCGACGTTCTGCAGCTGCCCTAGCAGTTCGCTCGTGGCTTCTCTTGCCGATTCACCACCAGCAGCAAATTTTGCTTGCATGTCCGCTATGGAATCTCCAGTGTATCCCAGCAGTTGAAAAGCTTCTTGCGTGCTTGTCGAGGTATCCTTAACACGGATACCAAACTCTTTCATTGTGTCGCCGATTTTGTCTATACTAAAAGCACCAGAAGCGGCACCGTTTTCCAGAGATCCGAAGAAATCTTCTACAGTATATCCAAGCTGGCTATAGTGGACAGAGTACTCGTTGAGAGTGTCCAGCATATCGCCGTTTTTGTCAAGCCCTTTCTGTGCCCCTTGTGCCATGAGGTTATAAGCTTCTTCGATAGATATGCCGAAATTGTCTGCCAGTGCTTTTGCGGTACGTATAGATTCGCTCACATCGTATCCGAAAGTATCGTCCAGCAGCATCGCATTTTCCGCTGCCGTCTGCAACTCATCGCCTACCAGCTTGGTCTGCTGATATGTGACTGCTACTGCATCTGCGGCATCTTCCATGCTGTCGCCAAAGTTGTCCTTGTACACGTTTTGAGAGATGTCCTGCACTTCTTTCAGAGCATCTCCTGTCAAGCCTGTCGCAGCTGCTACCTGATTGGCTGCCTGTTCCGCCTGTGTGCCAGAAGCGATCACAGCCGCACCGATTCCGCCGATTGCAGCGACAAGACCGCCGACAGACTTGATGCTGTCGCTCATAGCATCGTCAAACTTGTCGTTAAAATCGCCCATTCCGGAGATCGTGTCTGATACACTTTCGCCTACATGTGACATGCCGCTTTTGATGCTATCTGCCAAGCCAGACGTTTTCCCGTCGATGCCGTCCATCGCAGATTTCGCAGCCGTTTCAGTGTCTTTAAAAATTTTTTCCGACTTTTCGCCAGCTTCTTGCATGCTGGACTGCATTTTTCCAGACGATTTCGCAAAGCTTTTCGATATGCCGTCAGCAGCATCTCCAGCTTTTTTCTCCGCGTTTTTTGAGGACTTTTCCGTGTCCTTTTCCACATTTTTTGCCGCTTTTTCGCTGGATTTGTTGATTTGTTTCAGCCCTTTTTCAAAGCCTGATGTGTCAATTTTGGTGTCAAAGTTAACACTGCCGTCTGCCTTGCTGTTTGCCACTGTCTATCACCTCTCTATCCAAAGACCGCACCCACTTGTCCTGCATCCAGTTTTTTGTTTGTCGGTATCCACAAACTATCCTTGATTTTTCGTATCCGCTTACGCTGGTTTTTATCCTTGATTTCCGCCAGATTGATGCTGCGATACGCCACACGCTGCTTCACAGCCGATTCGTCCGGCAGTGCTTCCAGAAGCAGCCGAAACTTGTACCAGTGCAACGCATCTTTTGTCAAGTCGATTTTATAAAACCGCAGAAAATCACTGATGATGTATGCCCCGTCATATGTATATGACAACAGCTGCATGTTTGCAGATTTTCCAGTTTCACGTCCCGTGTGTGGCATATCCGCACACGATGCATACCGGAGCAGGGCTTGATACGCCTCCGTGATGTTGCACGGAGGGCGTGCCCGATACCACGCCATAGCACACAGCACGCGTTCCTCCGCTGTGTACGTTTCGTCCGCCAGCATTTCCAAAAAAGAAAGCCATTCCCGATAGTCAGTCACTACCGGATATGGCTTTCCTTGTACGCTGACAGTATCAGGTAAGCTATCATACAGTGGGTGCAGCATTTTCGTTTCCTCTGGTCTTTGGAGCGTATTTCAGCAGGATACTTGCGATTCTTCGGCTGGATTCTGCTTTTTGGTCGTGGATACACCGCAGCAAAGATGCATAGATATCGTCAAAGCATCTTTTGTTGTCCGGTACATCAGACAGCACTTTTTCAGCATTTTCTTTTCCGATCAGATCGGCGTAAAAAATTCGGAAATCGTTGCAGTACTTCCGAATTCTATCCGATTCCAGTTTTGGTGCCGCTTCCTTTTCTCGCTCCGCCGCGTTTTTTACGGCAGCGTTATACTTATCCCAAAAAGCCGCAGATTCCGCGTCTACGCCATAGCCCTTCCAGTTGATTTCGTCCATTTCTGCACCTCCACGGCGTTAAGATACTTTGATTTTGTATGTGCTTGTGTTGAACCCGTCTGTCACCGTGATCGTGATGTATTCACCAGACTTCAAGCCGTTGAACTGGTTCGTCTTGTGATTGATGGTGTTGCTTGTGACATAAGATTCACCGTTGCAAGATACCACGACAGTCAAAGAGGCGTTTTCAGCAGCCGCCTCCACGATCGCAGTTGTGGTTCCTGCCGGAATCGTGTATGACATCGTGTTTGCATTAAATGCCGGTGTCAGAGCGACTGTCCTACCACCACTTTCCACAGCCAAAGTCTTCAGCTTCGGCTTTGTTGTAGATGTGGACAGCTTCACGGTCTGCCAGTCGTCGGTGCTGGTGACAGAAACGTTTTCCCACTCACCGTTGTTTTTAAGGTTTCCGGAGTAAGTCAGGACGTTTGCATCATCGCCGCTGCCGTCCGGCACTACGCTGTAGCTTCGCATTCTGCCGGAAGCAGTGGTGCCGTCCTCGGACAGAGTTTTCATATCCACCTGGATAATGCGGCGAGTTGCCTGCTTACCCACCTTTTCCTCGTCCGTGATCGTCACAATGTCGTCCTGTACGGCATTTCCGTCGTACCGGTCAAAGCTGTAGGCAATGCTTTCCTCGTAGCCAACTGTGTCTGTTCTGCTGCTGCGTTCGTCCACATACTTTCGGCTATGCTCTGTTGCCGACTTGGACGTGCTCATGCTTGTAAAGCCTTCCATACGCACGAAAGCATACTGACCAGGGATTTCGTAAAACGCAACTTTTTCGTCACGCATTACAAGATTTCCATTCTGTAAAGTTTTACCCATTATTGTACCTCCTGTCTTGGTAGTAAGTAAGTTTCAGTTGGATTTGATACCGTGCTGTGCTGTCGCCGGCATCATATACATATCCGCTTGTGGTAATTTCCACGCGTTGTGCAGTGCGATATTTTCCCAGCTCTGGAAGCCGCCGCAATTTGTTTTGTACTGCGATCCAGTCTGAAAAGTTGTCGTAAAATGCACTGTTTGCCAGATTTTGTGCAGTGTTGGCATACTGATTTCTGCTTGCGAACACAAACAGAAACTGCCGCCGCTGCGAGCCGTCCACATATTGCGATGCAACCGGATTGCAAGGCACAGTATCTACGGTATAGCCGATAGGGTCAGCCCCCAAGTGGTCAACGCCCAAAATGGCGTTTTCTTCGACAAGCGGACAGCTTGCGATCCAGTCACGAACAGCTTCAATGATTGCCGCCATTTTCGCCTCCTAGTATCTTTGCAACGCCGTCCTGCCAGTCTTCTGCGTGGTCTGCCTTGGCACGGTCAAACCACCGTGCCCCACGCAGCCCTTTGGAACTTCCTTCGTAGTACTGCTTTTTTGCGTATGGGGTGTTCCACGTCACAGTGCCGCTGCCGATGTCACTTGACATCTTGCCGCTTCTTTCCAGTGTACCGGTGTCCAGCGGTACATACGGTGCACAAGTCCGTATCACTTCCTGATCCAGATACTTCTGTGCCTTTTCCAGTGCTTTTTCACTGCACTTTCCGGTGTGTATCACCAGCTCTCCGTGTATTGTCATACCGCCGTCACCTCGATGTGCTGCACGTCCGCAGAGCCGTACCGGTAATCCTCTACCGCCGTGATCGTCCTGCCGTTGCTTGGCGGGGTATCAGATTCACACCTGCCGCAAGCGATGATGTCATCTTTCTGCGGCAGATAGTCAGAAAGCGATGAAGCTGGGATACAGCACCAAATTTGGTCTTGCTGCTTCATGGACGTGCCTGTCTGCACCTGTGCCACTGTATCCTCCCAGTACACAGCTGGGATAAAGTGCGGCACATACGCTTCCATGCGGTTTTTGACAGTCTTTTCATAGACTGTACAGCCGACTTTATTGACAAACATTTCCACACCCCCTGTACATCAACCCTGTGCAACCTAGATAGCGGATACAGATGCTCCGCAGATAGTCTTGTAAGCCGGCAGATGTGCCATACAGCAAGCCTGAAATGGTCTGTGCAGCTGTGGTATAGCTGACGCTGTACTTGCCGATCGTTTCGGAAGCTTTTCCGGAGCCGGTTGGTGTGCTGCCGCTGTAGTCCACATAGTCTGCCAAAGCTTCGGCGATTGCACAGCAGCATTTTTGCACTTTTTCCGAAAACTCCTCCGGCACACCGCCAGAAAGGCGGTCAAACGTCACCATGTCTATGTACTCCGATGCACGCTCTGCATACATCAAAAACGTTTCTTCTTCTTTGATACGCCGCCCAAGGTAGGACTGCGTATAGTACGTGTGATCTGCATACGGCATACTCACTTCTCCTTTTTGCTCGCTGTGTCCTTTTCCGGCTCCGGTGCAGGCTTCTTTGCAGCTTTTTTAGGCTTTTCCGGAAACACCAAGCCTACTGTACGCATGCGGCTCACCTCCAGATCAGGTCTTAGATACCGATGCGTAGATGCCAAACTTCTTGTTGTCGTATACCTCTGTGATGCCATAAGCACGGTAGAAGTACAGCCACGCATCAGAGTGCTGGTTCTGCTCCGGTGTGATGACTTTGTTTACAGTGTGCTTGGTGAACTGGATCGGGGAATTTTTCTGCACGATCAAGAAGTTCAGCTTCTTGCCTGCGGTTGCTGCCTTATATCCGCCAGCACTCTCATCAGCGCCGGAAGAACCGGTCTTATCTACGCCGGAGAGCAGGTCGATTGCACTGTAAAAACGCGACTGCGGCACGCGGATTGTCTTCGCAAAGCCCGCCAGCATTGCCTTGGACTTGTAAGTGTCCAGTGCCTGGATTGCGTTGTACATAGTCGGTGTGATGTACAGCAGGCGGCTTTCCTGCGGCACTTCCGCCTCGTCCATAGCGATGTTTGCAGCGGTAATCGCAGCACAAACTGCCGCACCGTCTGCGAGGTCCTCGCTTTTGTTGGTACCAGCTGCCTTTGCATATGAAGCAAAACGCCATGCGTCCATTTCCGGCACAACCTTGGTACGGATAAACTCTGAAGCCAGCTTCCCAAAGGACAGTGCTGCGGTTTCCTCGTTGTCCATAGCGTCCACGCTGAACCGTCTGCCGCGGTCGTAGTTAAACGTCTTTTCAACCCATTCCAGATCTACGTCACCGGACACGTAGCCGTCCTTGCGGCTGTAGTCCCCAAGACCATCCATGCTCATCTTGGGAATCAGAATTGTTCGTGCGTTGCTACCCTGACGCACAGTGCTGGAATCGGATTCCAGATCTGCGGTCAGTGTAGCACTCTTGTACACTTCGTCCAGCAGTGCGATATACTTTTTAATCAGTGTGAGATTGTTTGCCATATCTTACTCCTTTCTCACTTTAAGCCCATGACACGGCGGACCATTTCGTCCGTCACGTCCTTGTTTGTGCTGCCGGTTGCTGAATCCACAAAAATCGGCGGCTTTTCATCTTCCGTTGAAAACGCGTCAGGGCAGCTTTTTTTCAGTGCCTTTACCACGTCTTCGCCACCAAGCAGCGTGTCACCGTCAAATTTCAGCTGCTTGCTTTCGATCTGACGTTTCAGATAGTCTGCATAGATCGGATTCTTGCAGCCCTGCTGTGCCACAAACTTGTCCAGTTTGGTGCTGTACTCCAGCTGCTGCATTTGATCTTGTGCAGCCTCGTACTTCTTCTGCCAGTCGGCAGCAGACTGCTTGATGCCGTCGATGTCCATATCGGCATACGACTTGATTTTGTCGTTTGCATCGTTCAGCTGCCCCGTGACAGCGTCCAGCTTCGCCTGCAAAGCGTTGTAGTCCGCTTCGCTGTAGGTTTTTGCCTGCGGCTCCTGTGTCTGCTCCTGCTGCTGTGCCGGCTCGTTTTTGGTTTCGTCTTCCATGTTTTTTCATCCCTTTCTGAAAAATGATATAAAAAAAGCACCGGTTTCCCGATGCTTATTTTTCGATATAGAAACGCCTACCCGCCGGCTTTCGTGTTTCTACTTTCCAGCCCTCCGCCAGTTTTTACCCGTGGTCGGGGCAGTTGTTACTCCACGATACGCCAGTCTTCCGCCAGCATATCTGTCTGACTTGCAAGCCAGCCAATGCAGTACCGGTTATCCGCGGTTTTCATGACAATGCTGTCTGTAAAAGGATAGCTTCCATCACCAATTTCCTGCGTCAGCAGCTTTCCGTCAGCAATGTACAAGTACATTCCCATGCCATTCCAACCGGTTCTTGCGACTTTCTTTCCAGCTTTCATTGCTTCCAGTGCTTCACCAAATGTCATGCTCGTGTTTTCCAACATGTGCTACACCCTTTCGTCTTTATACAGTTTCCCTTTTCCGCCGTTCGTTTTTGGTTCAGGCGGCGTGACTTCCACAGCGTGTCCTGACGTTCCGGAAGCCGCTGTTCCAGCTTGCTGCTTCTGCTGCTTCTGCCGTTTCGCTGCATGGACGGCTTTTTGTGATGCACTTCGCCCGAATCCGTCAACTTGCTCGCGAAACGTATCCCGCCGCCGCCCAGTCTGAACGCAAAACATTCTCAGCTGCTTTTCAGCTTCTTTCAGCTTTACCGCGTTTGCTTCATAGTCTTCTTGCAACGCGGTTTTCACTTCTTCGTTCGGAGCATTTTCCACAGCTGTCTGTGCCGCAAGTGTACGTCGTTTCAACGCCCGCACATCACGTTCACCGGCACGCTGCATTTGGCTTACCTCATACTCCGTGTATTTCTTGCCTTTGTACGGGATATTTCTTTCGTTCAGCTTTTCGATTTGCTCCTGCGTGTAATTTGGTTTGGAAATGCCTTTATAGTACGCGTGCCAGTCATGTCGGCAGTTCCAGCCTTTGAACCCGTCGCCAGAGCCGTAGCCGATTTCGTGCAGTGTGTACACACGCAGCCCGTCTATGGTTTTTCCCGCGTCTTCACCGGTCAGCGTGACAAGCTGCCCTTGCCACATTGCATGCTCCGGTCTTGCACCGCTATGTGCTGTCAGTTCCATAAGATGACAGCCCGATTCTTCTGCATACGTCTTAGAAACTGCTACAGAAGTCTGTCCCACACCTGTCAGCGTACAGCGTCGCACTGCCACGTCTATGCGGTCACGGTGTCCGGTGGGATAGGTCACATATGCACCGGTGTCTGCAAGGCTGCGTACAGCCGTCCGTATCGCTTCTTGATAGCTAAACGCACCAGACGACACCTGCATATAAGACCGGTCACAAGCGTCATAGAACGCCTGCTGCGTGGTGCTTGCAGTTGTACTCACGAGATTCCGCAGCGTTTTCTGCGTCTTGCGATAGCCTGCTTCCAGTACACGACGCATAGGGTTGCTCTGCCGGATATTGACCGGCGGCTGTTCTGCGGTTTCGTGTATGTCACTTTCGATACTTACAGTTTCCACTCCCGCATCTTCAAACATGGCTTTCACGGCTGCGGAGCAGGCATCTGTCCTGCTTGCGATGATCTGCACAATGTCTTCATAAAGTAAGCCGGCTTGCTGCAAAATTTCTGCTTGATACTTTGTCGTATCAGACACTTTTCCCATACGCATCATACGCCGTATCATAGCCGTGATGATGTCATCTTCCAGCATCTGATACAGTGCCACAACACGATCTGCATTTGGCTCGTAGTTACGCATCAGAATCCACCGCCACCAAACAGCCCGCCGTCATCCGTCTGCTCCGGTATGTATTCCGCTGCATCTTCTACAGTGCAGCCCATAGCGTAGGAGATCAGATACTCAGGTTTCAGAAGCTTTGCGTTGCACATCTGCAACCGCCGCTGGAATTCCTTGTCCGTATCCTCCAGAACGCTGTCTCCCCAGTTGCAAGCCAGCGTACACGTTCCTTGTGGTGCTAGACGATACAGTGTAGCATACACGTCCATAGCATATACAAGCTGCCGCAGAGCGTGTTCTAACGCCTTCTGCATAGCGGATACATGCACATAGCTTCGTTGCTTAGAAGTGCGTATCTCCTCTGCGGTCTTTTCAATGTCCTGCGGTTCAGATATCGTCCCATACGCCAGACCGACGTTGAACTCAATCCGCTGCAAGATGTGATTCAGACCATTGAAAAGCGACGTATCGCGGATTGCAGGAGCGTACACTTGCATCATCTTGGTGATGTCTGCATTTTCCCCAAAGTCGTATTTCCGGAACAGCCGTTTTTTTCCTTTGGGAAGTGTCAGCCGCTTTTCCGCTTTTTTGTCCGCTGCTGAAAAATCGAAAAGGTCCACTGACGCGTCAACCGCCATTTCAGATGCATCATACTCCCACGTGATTTTCCTCCACTGCTCGTCCGCCTGCTGTATCAAGTCCACGGCGTTGGCATATACCGACACCCCAACCGCCGAATCCATATCCACGCGGTTAGAAGCTGGCACACGGAACACGGAAAAAAGCGGGGAAGATACGTTTTCGATTTCTTGATGCGGTTGCAGCTGCTCCCAGCCTTCCACATCTGACAAGTCGCAAGATACACCGAGGGAATCCACACCGATCGACCGGTACGCCTGATTTTCTACAGTATATCGTTTGGTCGCAACGTCCCAGCTGTGGAACTCCAACCGTGTGTAGTACACTTTCCCGACAGTCTTACGTGCCATAAAAACCGCGGCTGTCACATCACCGTTGGCATCAAAAGCAGTTGGAACGTATCTGTCTGCTCGCACCATATCTACCAGTATTTCATCACCGGACACATACGGCTTAAAAGCCATGCTCCCAAGTGCACACGCCACTTCCGCTTTTTCGGAAAACTTCGCCAGAAAGTTGTCTATCTGCTTCCCGAGAAATTCCGCTCTGCCGTTGCTTTCCTCTATGTGTATATCGGATTCTGCCAGCATCAGCCGTGCAAACTCCGATGCAATACCGGCTGGCAATCCTAAGGCTCCACAGTCATCGCCGATTTCATAGATCGTTTGCCACTTTTCCAGTGCAGTCTGCATACGCGTAGACACCGGTTGCTCTGCGTTTGGTCTGTTCCGAAACAGCCAGTTTCCAAGAACCTGAAAAATGTTTATCGTTTTTCCTCACCTCTTACCTGTCGAATCGTTCGCCGCATCGCTGTCCGAACAAAATATCGCATATCGTCCATGGCGTGGTCGTTTTCTTTCAGAACCACATCATGGGATTGCTTTTCGTTCCAGCGGTACAGCCCGAATTCTCGAATCGTATCCGCACAGCAGCTACAAAAATGCAAGTACCCGCTTTGCAGAAGAACCGATGTGTCCCGTATCCCGTCCAAGACGCTGTTGTCAGCCTGTTTCACTCGCATTCTGCCGTGCCGTCTGATACAAGCGATAAATGAAGCCGCTGACGGGTCCACGATGACAGCACGTATTTCGTCAATGTGTTCCCCCGCCAACTGTTCCAACGCAGCATAGTGTTCCTCATCGGTTCGCGGTGTTCCATCACGTCCGCTGTAGTAGTACTCCCGCAGCCGTGTGGCATGTCCGGTAGTATCCAGATACCACAAGCCTGCACTTGTAGGGTTCAGAGTGCCGTAGTCACAAGAGATAAAGTAATCCCCGCCTGGAAGCAGTTCGACCGTATCCGGTACAACATGCTGCTGCTTGTCAAACATGGTGTATACAGTCCCTTCTGCGACCACCCATTGCCCTTGAATGTATCTGTCGTAAAAAACTCCGGCATACATGCCTTCTGCACGGTGGATTTTTTCCTCGGTCATGATCGGATTATCCCACATCGTAAAGTGCAGGTGCAGCACGTCGTTTCTTTCGCCGTTGTCTGCTTTTTGTATCCAATCTTTGTAAAACCAGTGCTCTGGGCTGTCTGGATTGCAGTTAAACCACAGCCGCGTACCGTCTACAGACAAGGTACGAGCGATTGCTTGATTCACGAAGCTTTCCGGCATAAGTGCCACTTCATCAAAAAGCACCCCCGCCAGCGTCATACCCTGCACAAGCTTATAAGAGCCTTCGTCTTTTCCTCCGAAGACATAAAACCGGTTGCTTTTTCCGCAGCCGGAAACTGTCATCAGGTGAGAATCCCCACCTACATACGACACATCGTAGTAGTGCGTGATATCGACCATTTGCATGATTTCCATGATGATATTGCGTTCCGCAGATTTTACAGTGTTTCCGCAGATTGCGAACCGTTCTCCGTCAAACCTCGACATTGCCCAGTGGATAAAGCTACACGCCATTGCTGCAGTCTTGCCAGACCGGACAGAGCCGTCACAGATCAAGGCGTAAGCTTCTGGACGATACGCCCACCGAAACACCGCTTTTTGCTTTTTTGAAAGCTTCTCAAATGTCATAAGGGTCCTCCAACGCTTCCAGCAGCTTCGGCAGTTCATTTTCTCCGCTGTCGTTTTGCTTCTTCTGCATATACTCGCCCGTCATCTTGTTCAGCGTGTCCACAGCTCGGATACGGTCTGCGGCTGCGTTGTCCTCGTCCCTGGCAATGTCGGACAGCAGCTCCTGCCTGTCCAGTGCCGTCATGATGCGTGCGGTCTGGGCAGCTTCGGACAGCTGTTTGATGTAGGCGGCAATCTCCACATTTCTCAACAATTCATCGGTTCGATGTGCAGCATAGCTTTCGCTGTACCCGGCTTTCCTCGCCGCATCAGCGCCGTTTCCGCACTGATAGTAGTATTCCGCGAATTTTCGTTGGCGTTCGTTCAATGCGGTCACGTCCTTTCTCTAGGCATACAAAAAACGCCGCAAGGAAATCCTCACGACGTTTTGCTTTTTTCGTCAGTATAAGTATAGCATGGAATGCGGATTACTGCAAGTGGTTTGGCGGTTATTCTCGGTTAGTTTCGGTTAGTGGCGGGGTGTTTTTTATCTTTTCGAATCCGGTGCTGTACAATTCTTTGGTTTTCTTATAGTCCCGATGCAGATGCCGTGTTGCGATCTGTTTCAGGGACAACCCTTGCAGCAAGTACTTTTTCAGTGCAATCCGCATATCTACGGTTTCTTCATCGCTGCCGCAGAGTGTTGTGTTGATATGCTGCATGATGCTCAGCTCCAGCCGGTCACGCTCCTGCTGGAGTGCGGCGATCTTCTCGCTGATCTCTGCGGCATCGATCAGCTTTTTCTCTGTGCTGTTCCCGTGGGTTCCCTTTGCCTCACCGATGCTGTCGAACTGCACGGACTTTACAGACGTGCAGATTTCTTTGTCGATCTGGAGATCTTTTATCAGCTTGGGGATACTACGATAGCGTGTGATCTTTTCTTCGATGGTCATTGCATCTCCTCCAGTTCCGGCAGCCCTGCCTTCTGCCGCAGTTCATTGCACACCTGCCGCAGGTCAATGCTGTGCAGCGTCAGTGCCGCATAGTACGGCGTGAGCAGGTCACGCTCGATCGACCGGAACTGTGCCAGATCGTTTTCGCTCCGAGTTCTGGCATAGCGTTCCAGTGCAGTGCGGTACCGGTTCATCTGCCATCGCAGGATATGCTCTGCGATGCGGACGCAGCCGGTGTCGTCCTTGCAACTGTCAGCACTGTTCCCGCCGTCCTTCTGGAACAGCGGGCAGCTGATCACACAGTAGGTTTCGTAAACGCTGCCGCTCTGTTTCTGCTGGTGCTTTTCCGCAGTCCAGCCCTCGACTGGCACAAAGCGGCGTGACCAGCTGCATCCGGTTGACGCACTGGGAATGGCGTGCCTGCACCGCCAGCAGAGCGTGGCTTTCTTGATTTGCTTGTTTTCCATGTAGATCCACTCCTTTTGGGTTTAATGCTCGCACGGTTCCGGCATCGGCATCCATGCAACAACATCGATTTTGGTGCCGACAGGTGTTCTCCCATTCATCAGCACAATCACTGGATACCGCTCACCGATAAGTGCGTCGTATGCAATTCTGCCGTGTATTGTCCAGTGCATTCCGTCGAATTCTGCGACGCCACAGTTCACATAGCCATTTCCGTCAGAATCCCAGTACACATATGTGATGATGTATTCGCCGTTACTTGACGGAACTCTTTCAGATGTCTTTATCCACTCTTTCGTCATTTTATCACTCCTTTTTTGCTTAACACTCGGTTTACACTCGGTTTACGCTCGGCGAGCGTTAAAAACTTCGGCGTGCGTTACAAACGCTCTGCCACCGGCACAAAACTCCGCATATCAAAAAGCCAAAGGCAAAGCACGCCACACCGATCGTGGCATACGCAATAATGCTTGGTTTCATTTTTGGTCGCTTCCATCTACGTAGTTGATGTCCACGTTGATTTTCAGCTTGTCCACGTCAACGCCGTACTCTTTCCGCAAGTGTCTTATCGCATCTTCTGCTGTAACGTCTTTTCCAAACATCGCCGGCATCAGCAGAATTTCCTGCATAGCATCAAATATCCTTGTCAGACGCGTTCTACGCCACCCTAACAGCTTTTCAAGAGTAACAAGCATAACTGCCACCCCTTCTTTTACACCGTCTTGTAGGGCTTCCTGCTGCATCTCAGCGTATGATGCTTCTGAGATGCGAACGGCATAGCGGTCTTTCTTTGCATTCATACATATGCCCCCTAAAAAGTTACCGTCAAATTTAACACCGCCGCTGCTATCCAGTACACCGACCGTCTGTAGTCCCTGTGCCATAGGCACACCGCAGCCGCACCAACGTCCAGCAGAATCATAGCTATTGGCAGTATCTGCGTGGTGTTTACTTTAATCATTTTTCATCTCCTCAGTAGCTTCGTTCCAGTGTGCAGCAGCGTACTTGTACGCCCTTTCCCACGTAGACTTTCCGTTTTCGATTTTCAAATGAGGCTTTCTTAAAAACGGCTTGCACTGGATTGTACACCACGCCCCAAAACAGCTTGCTTCGTATCCGTAATCTCTTTTGACTTTTGGAATTTTTCCACATATGGGGCAGGGATTCAATTTGATTTCGCTCATTTCATCACCCCCATGCATCATCAAAGTTGTGCCAATGATACGCGATAGACGTACATCTTCCGCCTCCAGCAGGCTTTGTACACTGTGGATTGCTTTTAGCTTCTTTGACCGTGGTTAAATAGTCGATATATTTCTTGTACACTTTATCAGCATCTTCAGACGTGTAATCCTCTTTTGGCTCCGTTTCTTCTTGGAAATACTCGTCAACAATCTTTTTTGGTGCAAGATAATTCTTGCAGTATGTAATAAATTTATCCCGTTTCATGTTTCGTCGCTCATTTCCACAAGCTTCTCACACATCGCAGCCAGTTGGATCGCTTCATAAGCTGCATACACCGCGGAGCCTTCCAGATACTTTGCGTTTACGACTGCACCAGCTTCATCGTCCTGTCTAGTGTAGCTATGTAAATCCTCAAAAAGCTGCTTGCAAGATTCCGCCTGTTCTTCCAGTTCTTCCAGCTCCTCGCGGATCACGCTTTCTGCTTCGTGCAGGCTGTGGAACTTTTCCTCATGCTGTGCCTTGCTGAACTCCAGTTCATGACCGACCAGCTGCGGCACAGCAGTTCTTGTGAACTCACTTATCATCTTTTTCTCCAATCTCAAAATGAATTTTTGCAGCATCTATGCATGCCAGATACTCTTTCGCATATTTGCTGCTGCCGTGTGTCTCTTTTACATTCTCCGAAAATTCTTTCAGACTACCTTCGAAGCAGCCGCAGCACACATAAATATCTCCATTTTTGGTTCTGAACATGGTTGTATTTCTGTTCACGCTGCCAAATCCTTTGAAGCAAATGTAATCTGCATTGCCGGAAACCATTGCATCGCCGTAAACCCGTGCATCGCCGGAAACCCACGCATCGCCGTAAACCCACGCATTGCCGGAAACCCGTGCATCGCCGTAAACCCGTGCATTGCCGTAAACCCGCGCATTGCCGGAAACCAGTGCATTGCCGGAAACCATTGCATTGCCGTAAACCAACGCATTGCCGGAAACCCATGCATCGCCATCGTGTGACAGATTTTCTTCTTTTTCGATATAACCTCCCAAATCTCCAGCTGCGACATCACCAAAGCTTACAAGTGCCTTGATCTGAAACAGCTTTCGCCCAAATCGCATTTTTGTGTTTGTGGTCAACTCGTATTTTTTCATCTTTTTTTACCTCACATTCTCAAAAAATATCACATCGCACCCTTGGCAGTACAGTTCCTCAAAAAGCTTTCGTTTGAGGATATACACTTCATCTTTTCGCGTCGCCTCTGACTTGACATCTTCCACAGTCAGCACGCCGCTTTGCCGATACGCAAAATCTGCCACGTACCGCACCTCCCGTTCTGATCTCCACGGGTACCTGTGCTTACCGATCAGTATGTACGCCGGCTGTATCTGCAAGTCTGTGATTTCACCGCGTTCCAGCATCTGATGCAGTTCGTTGCACCGCCACGCCTCTTTCTTGCTGTCGTGGATATGCCCTTGTCTGCACTGCATCTTGCTGGCATTGTACTTGCTTCTTCGCATAACTCCCTCCATTCGCCCGCCGTCCCACCGCAAAAAATTCACTCGTTGTAGATAAAGCTTGCATACGCTTCCGCGTTCTCGCTCTGCCTGTCGCCCTCTCGCTTCTGCTTGTCTTTGGCTTCCCACGCTCGGAAAACTGCTTTCCAGTTCCGGACCGGTTTCCCTCCGGATTGCCAGCCTTGCTCCTGCATAGTCCGATAAAAAGCAGATGCATCACACCTTGCACCGATCTCCGCAGCGTATGCTTTGACTTCCTCCTCCGTCGCTACAGCAGTGCAAGAAAAAGAGGAGGAAGAAGGAGGAGAAAAAGCTTCTTTATCTTCTTTATCTTCTTTTACTTTCTTATACTGCTGCCCTTTGCCTGCCCTTACCCTGCCCTTACCCTGCCCTTTGCCTGCCGTTTTGCCTGCCCCTGACTGGAATGTATCGTAATTATTTATCGCAAATACGGTGTATTTCGGGTATTTTGTGCGTGCCACTTCCCCTGTCGATTCAAGGTGGCTTATCGCAGTACGCAGTTGCTTAACTGACAGCCCTGTTTCTTTTGCCAAAACGGGGTAGCTGCTCACTCTGCTGCCGCGTTTCACAGTGATTCCGTGCCACTTGCTGTCCTCGATGGATACTGTCAGCAGCAGATGTAAAAACACGACTTTGGTGTTAACATCGTCGTACCATTCCCACTTCAACAGGCTGCGGTATATCTTGACATACCCATTTTCCAGCATGCCACATCACCCTGCCTTAAAACGGCACGTCGCCGTCGCTGATAATGTTCTCGAACTCGCTAAGATCGCCCAACTGCTGCATTTGCTGTGGCTGCTGTACGTCTTGCTGGTATGAGTGCTGCACAGGAGCGTTCTGCGGCTGCTGTGGACCCGTCTGCTGCTGCGGGGTGTAATTTTGCGGCTGATTCTGCTGCGGCTGATACGGGGCATTCTGGGTGGTTTGAGAGCCGTCCTTGTTGCCGACAAACCCGACATAATCCGCCAGCACGTTCATGCTGTAGTGCTTCACACCGTTCTGGTCGGTGTAGTCATTGTTCCGTAGCTCGCCGGATACCTCAATCCAGCTGCCCTTGTGGAAATAGCGGCTGACAAACTCCGCCGTGTTCCGCCAGCAGCTGACGTTGATGAAATCTGCTTCCCGTTCGCCGGTCTGCTTGTTGGCAAAGCGACGATTGACTGCCACGCGGAACCGGCAGGCGGCAACGCCGCTTTGTGTCTGCTTTAACTCTGGGTCAGCACAGAGCCGACCGGTGATGCTTACGCTGTTCATACTTTTTCCTCTTCTTTCTTTTTCTTGCTTGCGGCTGCACAACTCCAGCACATGCCGCCTGTTTTGCTGTAAATTTCTTCTGCATTGTAACGCACTCCGTTTAACACAACGTCTTTTACCACGTTCCCACACTTCGTACAAGTGCATTCCTTACGTATAGGAACACCTGCCGCTGCGGCAGATTGTAAAACATTCTGTGCCGTTTTTACATTTCCGTACGTGTACACGATTCTACCGGTTTTTGAATTCTTGATCTGCAACCCAGTGATTCGGTGGTTTTCCACAGACAATGCTGTGACCTCAAATTTGTCATATGTTGTCGCTTTCCCTCCGGCGTTGGAAGAAATTGTGCAGTTTTGGCTATTGACCCAGATGAACGGTGCTGTATACAACTCTCGACCGATTCCCCAGTTAAAACAAGCACGTTTAAAGCTGTCGGAAGCTAACCCCTTTTCCTTTTCTGTGTACGATTCTGTTCCGGTATCTTCTTTGCTGATCCACTGGTTTTTGTCTTCGTCCCAGATTGACACTGTGCAATTTGCGTTGTCTCTGCTGTGAGAGCGTTGCCAGTTGAGAGGACCAACGGTCTGGTCAAGGATTGCCATGTCGCACCGTGCGTTTTTGTACAGCAGCAAGGAACACCCTTTTTGAGAAACCGTTGCCACTCTGCATTCTACATCGTCAGCTGTTAAGCTTCGAAACTCTTTCATTTACTCCACCTCCTCTGGTGTTATGCCGCAAAATTCCAAACCGCAGAAAAATGGTCGCATTTTGTCGTCATCTGCCATGCTGCGTTGATACAGATAGCAGTACCCGCCGCTTTTCGCTCTCCACGGGCAGTATGTGCAGTTATCAATCACTGCCCCTTGCGGGGAGATCGCAAAGGATACTTCTATCACAGTTCGTGCAACGGCATACTTTTTCACACTATCCATTCGCTTTCCCTTCTTCCTGCTCCTCCTTTTTGGTTTCCGCGATCAGCATTCCGGCGTGATCTGCACAGTGCAGATTCCCGTCCAGCCCTAAGTACAGCGGCACATTTGCGATGCCGCAGTTCACACAGCACTCCTTTTCGCTCATGTCAAAGATTCACCTCTTTTCCACACAAGCATTTCTTTCAGGCAGTCTTCACACACCCACGATTCTTCCGCCTGATACGGTGCACGGCACAGATCGTCAACTTCTTCACCGCATGCATCACACACCAGTACCTCCCGTTCTTCATCACGCGGGTGATACGGGCAGGCTTGCCCAATGCAGCCTGTTTCCGGCGGGCAGCCTACGCAGTCGTTGACGTGCTCGATCACGGTTTCAACCATTTCTTTCCACCTCTTTCGTTACCAGTTCGCACAGTTTTTTCTGCATATAGTCTACGTTACAATTAACATTTGTGATTTTGATTTCCGGAATGTAATTCGTCATGGTTTCATCGGCTTGGTGTGAAAAATCGTACCTTGCACGATATGTTACGTTCGGGTATGTATCATATGACCATCCGGAATTGTAAATATCCACCTGCACTTCGCTGATGTGCGGAGAAATGCTGACAAATGCTTGCACCTTTGTTTTTTCAGACGCATTGATTTTCATTGCAAGACGCACGATTTCCAGAATCGCTGCAATGTTGTTTCCCTTATCCACGCTTGCACACCTCCTCTGCTTCGGCATCTTCTTTCGACTTTTGCTCTGCCGCTTTCTCCCACATGACCTCGTTCTCGTATCCGAAAAAAATGTCTCGCATCATCTGGAACCAGTTTTCGTCGGACACCACATCATCTCTGCGAATGCTCAGTGCCTGCATCTTCTTCACTTCACTGTTTTTCATCTTGACATTTCCTCCCGTTTGTGGTATAATATACCTGTTGATTTTTTTGTTTTTATGCTTCGTTTCCGTGCTGGTTGCCGCCAGTGCGGAATTTTTTTGCCATGTACATGCCGTAAGACAAGCCGGCAGCATCAGCACTTCTGATGTTATCCGCAAGCCGTTCTGCTGCTTCTTTGGCATCACTCTGGCGTGCTTGCTTCTTTTTCTTTGCGTCTTTTTCTTCGCTGCTATACCACCGGCTTCGGTACTTTGCTTGCTGCTCTCTGTGCTTTTTCCGTGTATAGGCTTTCTGACACGCAGCACACCGTACTTGAACACCGCAATTTTTGATATATACAGTGCCACAGTCTTGGCATATCGCTTCTTTTGATCGGTTTCGCATAGTCACACCTCCTCATCAAAAAGGCACAGCTTATGCGGCAACGACTGGATTTGCAAAAAGTCCCTGATGTTCATAGCACTTCTCTCCTTTCACTGTGTTTTCGTCACACTTCGCCTTGACGGCATTCATCGACACTCTGGCACGTAAGTCCTTGACAGGTTCGAGTACCTCCGGAATCCCGCCTCCGGCGTAGAGATGCTCCAGCATCGGGAAGTCCGCCATACTCATGGGCAGGGACAGCAGATACTTTATCACGCCTTGATACTCCTCAGCGTTCATCGTAAGTGTCATAAGCTTTCCTCCTCGTCCAGTGGTTCGTCTGCCATTGCCGAAACCATGGCGGCGATGTTGCGTAGCACTTTCCGCTTTCCAACGCTTCCGGTTCTTGCGACGGTTTCCGCAACGCAGTTCGCAACCGCAAGGCAGCCCACGAGCAGTTCTCCGGTAGTTGGCTTTTCAGCATCGACATGCACATACAGCTGATCTGCTTCCCCGTCAATATCGACGTGGAATTCAATGTGCTTTTTTGATTTTTCCATTTGGCTTGTCCTTTCTTCCGCTTTCGCGGCGGGTGTCGTTAAATTCTCTGCATGGATACAGCCTGCTCCGCTCTGGGCAAAGGCTATACCAGTAGCAGCTTTTACATGTTATCTCGCTCGTTTCATTCATTCCGCTTCCTGTGCAGCTCACCAACCAAGGAATTTAACGCAATATCTGCAATTTTGTGCATGATCGCGTCAATTTTTTCCGCGTCCTTTTCGCGGTCCAGGCAATAGTTGTCTGCAATCGCTATTTTGGTGTTTCCCACCATGAATCGCTCCACAATGTGCGGTGTTTCTTCCCTGCGGCTCTCTGCCATATCTTTCAGCCCCTTTCTGCTCAACTCTGTACCAGTCACCGTGCGTTCATGAATTTGTTGATGAAATACACCTGACCTTTGCCCGTGACCTTCGGCGTTTTGTTGGTGGTGATATGCCCGTCAGAGTGCGTGATGATAGTCTGCTTCACTTCAAACAGACCCATTTCCGCAGATTTCTGCGTCGGCATGTTGTAGTCGCTGCCCTCTCGCTTTATCAGGTACCCGTTTTCACGGAGCCAAGCAAAAAGCCGGAACTGTCCTGTATCCACGCCGTTCTGTTTCAGGATTTTCGCAAGTTCGCCCACCAAGATGCTGGATTTCGACGCGGAAACGCTGTCCGCGAAAAGCACTTTGGGCTTGTCCTGCTCCACTTTGGCTTCAAGCTGCTTTCGCTGCTCTTTTTCCTCTTTCAGCTGCGTTGCAAGCTGGATCAGAAAATCCGGTGAAGTCAAAGCCTGCTCCAGCGTCTGATCTGTCATGTACGCACCGTGCTTGCGGATAGACGGCAGGACCTCACTGGTGACCCACCGGCGGAACGGTTTCGCCTGCGGCTTGTCCGACCTAAGAATCACGGCGTACAAGCCGGATTCGTTGACAGTTGTCATTTCCTGCATACCACCAAGGGTGGGAATCAGATTCCGACCCTTTTCATCTGCTTCCAGTCTGTCAGCTACCTTGTGCGGGCTGGACAGCTCCAGCACTTTGCACACGTCAGACAGCACCCACCACGGCTCACCGTCTTTCTGAATGGTGCGGATTTCGGAGTTTCCGTAACTCCACGTTTGTAGGTTTGTGTTCATGCTTCATCTTCCTTTCTTACACAAACGACGTTCTTGTGATAGTTTCGCCGTTCGGAAAGTTGTATTCTTCAGTTTTTGGTCCCTGCTTGGTGTTCGTTTGGTTGCAGGTTCTGAGAATTCTGTTAATCTCCTCCGCACAGTTCAAAATGAACCGATGCAGTTCTTGCTGCTCTTTACGCCCACTACAGCGTTCAAGACGGGCAACGGCGTTTATCATAGCCGCTTTTAAAATCGACACGGTGTCGGTTTCAGAGCACTGAACAAGAATTTTATCGTCCATACTACCTCCTTAATGATTATTTTTTGTCGTTCTTACGCCGGCATAAGCGGCGGTACACTTCCGGCAGTTGCGATAACGGTCGCTACATAGAGCACTTCCCGTGCTTTTTCCTCGCTTAGTCTGCCGATCGACTCAAAAAATACGACGACCTGCTTGATGTCCGCATTGTACTTGTGACACGCTTCCATAAGCGTGATCGTGTCATCAAAAGTAGTTTTTACAGGCTCTCCCATAGCTTTCACCTCTCTTTCTTTTTAGATTTGTGGTAGGCACTGATCTGCTCAATGCCCAGAAGCACCGGCACACGCATATCTCATGCGGGACGGTATGCACTGTGTGCTTTTACAGGCTTTCAGCCGCCTGTGGTCGCTGCTGTACTAGGTCTGCGTCACGTTATCACAGCCTCGCCCACAGCTGGGCTGGTGGAGCGTTCAGGAGTTGCACCTAAAGCTGTGGATTGTCAGCCCACAGCATGACTGCATCGCTCCCCTTGCGGCGGCATCGTACTA